TGATACACCACTAGCAAACAATCCACTACCATGGACAGCACACTGGTTATCATCTAAAGGACTTCAAGTAGCACCACAGGAAACTGAGGTGGAATCATACATGATTGGGAGCATTAAACAAGATGTTAAGAAAGATACTTTCGCTGGTTTTAAACTATGACAAAGGTTACCGAAGAACAACACGCACATTGGCGAGAAGAGTACTTAGGGATGAAGAAACTCAGCAAGTTTCAGGAGAGCATGTTAACCAATGGTCCGAAGTCCCTATCACAAAGTTGGATTCTTCAGGCTATGTACCAAGACTGGAAGAGCAAGAAGGGGATCAAAGATCCAGAACCACCAAATTGTCAGAGCAGTCTAAAAGAATGGTCACAGAGTGTGAGGAAATACCAGACCCGTGGGACGACATCTTAATGTAATTAATTTAACTTTATGAGTGTTATAATCTACCAAGATCATATTGAATATCTTGAAAATGAAAATCTTATTTTGAAACGTGAGGTTTTATTTTTAAAACAGCAATTAGAATATAAGTCATTAGGAGCTCCAACTGATGACATAAATACTGAGGATGATACATTATGATTGAGTGGAAGAACCTGAACAATATCCAAATCCCTGGAGATATATGGGCACCGTGTTTGACGGGAGTCTTATTGGGGATTTTTATGGTTTTGTGTATCTCATTACCAATCTCAAGAACCAACGACAATACATTGGGAGAAAGTATTTTTGGCAAAAGAGAAAGCCCAGAGGAGGTAAACGTAGAGTTACTTCTGAAAGTGATTGGAGAAAGTACTATGGATCCTGTCCAGAATTAAAGGACGACATTAAACTGTTTGGAAAGGATTCTTTTAGTAGAGAAATTCTTTCAATGCATCTCACGCCAGGCAAAACTAATTACGAAGAGACCAAACAATTATTTTTAAATAACGTACTAACGGAAGCGTTGGAGGATGGTACTCCAGCGTTTTATAATAGTAACATTTTAGGAAGATATTATAGGAAAGATTATTTTGAGGCAGAGTGATGGCAATTGTAGTGAGATGCAAGCAGTGTGGTACAGAACTTACTAGCACTGGCAAAGTTCAGTGTTGTGGGTGTCCCAACATGATGAAAGTTGTGGATGATAGGGTGGGAGCAAACAATCTAGACCTAGTTGTTTTATTACAAACTAATAAGATTATAAAGAAAACTTCCGTTTTATCTCCAAATGATTTAAAATATCAAGAGGAAAGGCGAAAACGTAAAGTCCGTAAACTTGATTTTGAAGAGCGATGATTAACTTAGATCAGAAATTTGAATCTTATTTGGATGGTAAGAAGTCGTTTAGGATTGATGGTATTGAAGAACCACTAACAGGTTATGGTTTCCACTGTGATGGAAACGACATCGTTGGTTATTGGGTTAATACAACCAATTATAAATTGTATTATAATCTGATGGAACAGTTTATTAAAATGGAACCTTTACGAGAAATCAAATGAAAATTTTTCTAGACACAGCAATCACTAGTGAAGTAGACTGCTATTATAAGACAGGTCTTATTGACGGTTTGACAACTAATCCATCTCTCATTCGTAAGAGTGGTAGGAATCATGAAGAAGTTTACCAAGAGATGAAAGATATTGGTGTCACAGACATTAGTATGGAAGTTATTGGTAGTGTTTCTAACATGATTTCTGAGGGCAAAAGACTCTCTAAAAAATATGGAAAGGTAGCAACGATTAAAGTACCATGCACACCAGATGGTTTGATGGCTTGTCGTGCTCTTTCCGAGGAAGGTATTAGAGTTAATGTTACTCTAATTTTTTCTGTTGCTCAGGCAATTCTTGCTACTAAGGCAGGAGCAACATATGTCTCCCCATTTGTAGGTAGACTTGATGATAATTCTTTTGATGGTTTGAAACTTATCAAAGACATTTATAAAGTTTACCGTATGCAAGGAGCAGAAGCAGAGATTCTTGCTGCATCCATTAGAGATGTAAAGAGTGTGTCTGATGCTTTTGCTAATGGTGCTGATATCGTAACAGTTCCAGCATCTGTTTTGGGTAAGATGTATAATCATATTCTGACTGACAAAGGGTTAAACATCTTTGACAAAGATCATGCAGCACATACGCTCGCCATGTCATCACAAATAAATAGTGATTTAACGTAGCACCTTATGTTTACGATTTATTCTAAACCTGACTGTCCATTTTGTGAAAAATTTAAACAAGTCTGTGAGTTAGAAAATCTAACGCACGTGGTATATGAATTAGATAAACAATTCAATCGTTCTCAATTTTATGATGAGTTTGGGGAAGGTTCTACTTTCCCTCAGGTTGTCCTAGACATTAAGGGATATAGATTGAGACTGGGTGGTTGTCAGGAATCACTCAAGTACATGCAAGAACAAAAACTGTGTTGTCAAGTATAATGATTGAGATTACTGAGAAGGAATGGGAAGAGAACCAAAAAGAATTCTCTACTAAAGTAGAAAAAGGTCAAGATTTTTTGGTTCGTAAAGAAGATGGCAGTGCATTCATTGCCACAGATGTAACAAAATTTGAACAATTTGAACCCCTTCACGATACATGAAAAGTAAAAACGAAAAACTCTGGACTGCATGGTATAGCATCAAGAGTTGGTTTAAAAAACTATTTGAATCAGAAGCAAATGCTGTGCTAGATGATTTTGATAACAACCCACCCCCTGATATTGGTGCCCAACCATACACAGGTGATACACACGATTCTGGAGATGATTAATTATGACATGTGGCATCCGTAAACATATTGAAGACGCAGATGATGCTCTTCGTAAGGCAATTATTACTGCCCTAGAAAATAAGCAAGACGAACAACTAGACACATTGTTTGAAGCATTGGGTAAAGTTAGGGAACTAATTCTCACTACACCTATTCGCTTTACCGATAACACTACCGATTACTTTAGAAACAAAGCTGAGTATAATTTTAACTTGGAGTCTGATATTGATTTAAACACTGGTGGTTATAAAATTCCAGCAGATGTCATTACATTCCCAACGGATTATACTGGTGTCACTTTCTCTTCTTCCACTGATGATACTATTGTTTCCAGTGGAGACTATGATCAGATTTATTTGAGTAGTGAGTCTGAAGGTCTTGATGCTAGGCATGGAAAAGACCTAGACAAATTGGACGGTCCTGAATAGTTTATAAATACTTCTAGCTCAGAATAAGTGTCTTCAGGACTAGAAGTATGTCAAAATTACTGGCGAATCAAATATCCAATTACACTGATAATGGACCAGTTGAAGCCAAGGATGGTATCAATGTTTCATCTGGTAAACCGTTTCAGGTAGCAGGTTCATCTGGAACCAGTGGACAGTATTTAAAGTCCACTGGTTCTTCTGTTGCATGGGAAACTTTTCCAAGTATTCCAGCAGCACAAGTACAGGTGGATTGGAATGCTACGAGTGGTATTGCTCAGATTCTCAACAAACCATCTTTATCTACCGTTGCTTCATCGGGAGATTACAACGATCTAATTAATAGACCGTTCATTCCAGCTCAGCAAGTTAATTCTGATTGGAATGCAACCAGTGGTGTCAGTAGAATTTTAAATAAACCTTCCTTATTTTCTGGTGCATACTCTGATCTAACTGGCAGACCATCTATTCCTGCTACGGTAAAAGACCTTTCTGATGTAGATCTACCACAGACAATCACTGATGGTATTTACTTACAATGGGATGCTACTGCTCTTAGATGGAAAGAGGGTACTGGTTCTTCTGGTCTACTTGAATTAGTTGAAGACACTACACCTCAGTTGGGTGGACAACTTGATGCCAATGGTAATACTATTGACATGGGTGTCAATATTATTAGTGATGCTGCTTGTACTAATTGGAACACTGCATATGGTTGGGGCAACCATGCTTCTGAAGGTTACATTAAAACATTTACTAACACCACTTATTCTCAGCAGGTTGTTGTTGATGGTGCTAATCTTATCTTGAGGTTGACCGATAGTTTCGGTGTTCAAGATGATATCTCTGTCGTTGGTGGCAATGGAATTACATTTAGCAGTGTAACTGCAAATGGATTTACAATCAATTCCTCAGGTGGTGGAGGAGGCGGTGGTGCTACTGTTACCATTGATGATACTCCTCCCAGTGGTCCTGCTGTTGGAGACCTTTGGTGGAAGTCAGATGAGGGTAGACTAAAAGTTTATTACTCAGATGCAGATGCTACACTACAATGGGTTGATGCTAACCCACCACTATCACCAAGTTTTGCTCCTAAGTTAAGTAACCAAACTGTTGAACTTGAAGCAGTTACTGATGCCTACAGCAATAGTTATCTTAAATTAACAGGTCATATCATTCCTGCAAGTAATGCAGACTATGACTTGGGAAATGCAGAGTATAAGATCAGACATTTATTCTTATCAGACAACTCATTATGGTTGGGTGATGATAATAAAATTGATACTAGTAGTGGTACTATCAAAACCAAGAAAAGAAATAAGAATGTAGTTCCTGCTTCTATTACTGCTGCTGGTGGTGATGAGGCAGGTCTTTTGGCATATGCAACAGTAGCAACTCTTGCTGAAGTAACTCTTCAAAAGTCTCTTGATTATCTAACATCATTAGATAATACTAAGAAAAAAATTGAAGATCTATATCCAGCAGAAGGTGCAACTGGATATACTGATGCTGATTGGGAAGAGATTACTTCTCAGACACAACCTGGCAAATCAGTTATCCCAACACTATCATCTGATGGAGATGAGTACGATCTAACTAAGGGTGTTTCTTTCTTACGCACATCCGTTCTTGCAGATTTCCCAGTAAAAATTAAGGGAGCACAAGCAGTTGATGGTACTGTAGTTGAAATAACAATTTATTTACCACAGGGTAGTACACCACGTAATATTGATTCGTTAAGCATTGATGGGGCAGATGCCACACAATTAAAAATTACTGGCACCCCAGAAGCAAACGTAACAAACACTTTCACCATCAAAGCTATATACTTTGGTGCTGTCTGGAAAGCAACCGTAGCAGTAGGTTAAACTATAAATGGCCAATATTAATTTTCCTTCAACAATCAACCAACCAATAGACGGTTCGTTTGCACATACCGCAGCAGGTATTACATGGACGTGGGATGGAACCACGTGGAAAGCACAAGGATTGAACTTAGGTTATACTTTACCTATTGCTTCTTCCACTCAATTAGGTGGTATCAAGGTAGGTAATAATCTAAGTATCAGTGCAACTGGAGAACTATCTGCTGCTTCTGGTATTAGTACACTTGGTGGTCTAACAGATGTAAACACTACCAGTGCAGGTGTTGGTCAAGTTTTAAAATACAATGGTAGTTCTTGGAATCCAGCAGATGATGACACTGGTGTATTAACTGCTGCCCCAGAGATTGAGTGGACTCTAACAGCAAATGGTAGTTCAGATTATATTTTTGCAGGCGATGGATTCCCAACACCTACCAATGATCCTACAATCTATTTGATGAGGGGACAGACCTATAAGTTTAAGAATGATACTGGTGGACACCCATTTAGAATTCAGTCTACGGTTGCTCAAGCAGGTGGAGGAACAGCATATAATGATGGTGTAACGAATCAAGATGCTGCTGGTGGTAGTACATTAACATTCTTGGTGCCAATGGATGCACCACAGACTTTGTATTATCAGTGTACAGCACACCCTGCTATGACTGGAACAATTCATGTTCTTAATGAGAGTGGCAGTAGTTCTAGTGGACTTGAAGCTAGAACAACAGCAGGAGCAACAGCAAATCAACTGGTGAATGGTGGCACAGCAGACCTTGATATCAC